CTGGCTCTACATCATCAAGTGCTATTCGTGGTAAATCTATTTCTTTTTTGTATATCGATGAAACTGCATTCGTAGAGAACTGGGATGAGTTCTTTGCATCTGTTTTTCCTACAATTTCATCTGGTGATACAACAAAAATTCTATTCACTTCCACACCAAACGGACTGAATCACTTCTATAAAACGTGTGTTGGCGCACAAGAAAATAGAAATGGATACATCTATATTGAAGTGCCCTGGGGCAAAGTTCCTGGTCGCAACGATAAGTGGAAGCAAGAAACTCTTGCCGCTATGGATTTTGATCAGCAAAAATTCTCGCAAGAGTTTGAGTGTGCTTTCTTAGGTTCTTCAGGAACATTGATAGAAGGCTCTAAACTTAAGACTATGGTGGATCTACAGCCTGTTGCACAGACAGATAAGATGAAAGTTTATCAACAACCACAACATAACCACGTTTACGTGTGTGTTGTAGATGTGTCTAGAGGAAAAGGCTTAGATTATTCTGCATTTCAGATAATTGATGTAACCCAAATGCCATACCAGCAAGTATGTGTATACAAAGACAATACTATCACTCCCATTGACTACGCTGAAATCATATATAGAAGTATAGAAAGATACAACGATGCGTATACTTTAATCGAAGTAAACGACATAGGAGAACAGGTATCAGAAGTACTACATTATGAGTTTGAAGTTGAAACACTAATGTTTACTGAGTCGGCAGGAAGAGCGGGTAAAAGATTGTCTACTGGGTTTTCTAAAAACGCTGATAAAGGAATCAGAACTACAAAAAATGTGAAGTCTATAGGCTGTAACATGCTTAAAATGTTGATTGAGCAAGATCAACTAATAATTAACGACTTCCAAACAATAAATGAACTTTCAACATTCTCCAGACGTGGCAATTCTTATGAAGCGGAATCTGGAACACACGATGATTTGGTTATGTGTCTAGTGTTATTCGGATGGATGACCGATCAAACGTTTTTCAAAGAAGTCACAGACATAAATACTATCGATAAACTCAGATCAAGGAACGAAGAAGAACTTATGGAAAGCCTTCTACCAATTGGTTTCAACACTTATGACGAGGATATCCTTGAAGAGGAACAGTTAGGAACAGCCCAGTGGTTAAACTACTAAATTGCTGTTTTTATAAATATAGAAATAAAGAAGTTTATAACTTACAAAATAAACAAGGAGAAATGAGAAATGGCTTTTCAAACAAGTCCAGGCGTTAATATCAGCGAAATCGACCTAACGAATGTCGTCCCAGCTGTAGCGACAACTGAAGGCGCTATCGCAGGTGTTTTCCGTTGGGGTCCAGAACTAGAAAGAATCCTAGTAACATCAGAGCAAGACTTAGTTAATCGCTTTGGTAAACCATTAAGTAGTTCTACGTCAGTTGAATCTTCGGCAGGTACCGCAGAGACTGTAACGTTTGACGATGTTGCAGTACCCACCGCCGGTGGTGCAGTTACCGATACGTGGACACTTGTAGTTGGTAGTGAAACTTATATTACTGCCGCAGGCGATTATACTGATTTAAGTGCTGTTGCAACAGCAATTCAGGCTAAACTAACTTTAGAAGGTGTAACTGATTACTCTGTATCAGTGGTTAGTAACTTAATTACACTAACATGGTCTTCAGTTGGCAATCAAATAGTTGGAACGTACAGCATTTCTTACACAGGTAGTGGAACTGGATCTGTAGATGATGCGGGTCCTACTATCGTGCAAGGTACTGCTCGTACAGTAACAACTACTCAGTGGTCAAACTACGAGACGTTCTTTTCAGCCGCAAACTTTTTGTCGTACAGTGATGCATTGTACGTAACACGTGTTGTTGGCACTGCTGTCGCATCTACCGGCACAAACTTTAACGCAAAATACAAAGGTACATTAGGTAACTCTATTCAAGTGTCTCACTGCGTGGGAAGTTCGAATATGGCACCAACTGCTAGAGCAGATGATCTAGTAATTGAACCATATAAAACTGTAGGCACAATCACAAATAGTACTTCGGCTCTTACATATCTCTCAGTTGGAGATAGAATCGTATTATCAACTGGAGACGAACTAGTTGTGACTGCAATTGCTTCGCCTACCGGATCTGGTCCTTATACGAGACAAGTCACTTTTGATAGAGTGTTTAGTCCAGCAGATGGTTCTCAGTACAATGCTACTTTCAGCACACAGTGGAGAGATGCAGATTTATTTGACTCTGCTCCTTCAAGTGCGACTAGAATGCACGTTGTCGTGCGTGACAGAGATGGTGCAATTACTGGCACTGCAGGAACAATCTTAGAAGTATTTGAAGATATCGACACTTCATCTGGTTCAATTAACCCAGACGGATCTACTAACTTCTCTCCAGACGTTTTTGATAATCGTTCAGATTGGATTGCATGTACTGTGAGTCAAGCAGGACTTCAAGCATCTTTGACTTACGGTCAAGCGAATCTTGCTGGTGGAGTTGATAGCCCAGACGAAAGTTCAATCCCAATTGCCGAATTAACTAAAGGCTATAGCTTATACGTAGATCCAGCTGATGTAGACGTATCACTCATCATTCAAGGTAAAGCAAGAAATGGATCAGTTCTTGCGAATCACATCATCAACAGTGTATGTGAAGTTCGTAAAGATTGCGTAGCATTTATTTCGCCTGAACTAAACGACACTACCGTTGCTGATATGACAGCATTTGCTGGTGGACTTACTGCTTCTACATTTGCAGTCGTGGACAGCGGATATAAATATCAGTATGACAAGTACTCAGACGTATATCGTTGGATTCCGTTGAATGCTGATATCGCAGGTCTTTGTGCAAGAACAGATGACGTAAGAGATCCTTGGTTCTCACCTGCTGGTTACAGTAGAGGAAATATTAAGAACGTTGTTAAGTTACGATTGAATCCGGCTAAAGCTGAAAGAGATGTGCTTTATAGAGCAAAGATCAATCCAGTTATTACACAGCCAGGACAAGGCACTGTACTGTTCGGAGACAAGACTTTTGCTCCAACAACTTCAGCGTTTGATAGAATCAATGTACGTAGATTGTTCATCGTTCTTGAAAAGGCAATCGGTGTAGCCGCTAAGTCTACATTGTTCGAATTCAACGATGACTTTACGAGAGCCCAGTTTAAGAACCTAGTTGAGCCTTTCTTACGAGACGTTCAGGGTAGACGTGGTATCTATGACTTCAGAGTTGTTTGTGACGAAACTAACAATACCTCGAATGTCATTGATAGTAATCAGTTTGTTGGCGATATTTACATCAAGCCTGCACGTTCTATCAACTTCATCCAGCTTAACTTTGTAGCCGTTAGATCGGGTGTAGAGTTTTCTGAAGTAGTAGGTCAGTTTTAATAAATATTAATCAAAGGAGATATGAATAATGGCTTTCAACATTAATGAAATTAAAAGCCAACTGACCTTCGGGGGTGCTAAAGCATCGCTGTTTCAAGTACAGATTACAAATCCTGTAAATGCAATAGCGGATCTTAAAACACCTTTCATGGTACAGGCGGCAGCAATTCCAGAGAGTACTCTGGGCACAATCGAGATTCCGTATTTCGGTCGTAAAGTAAAAATCGCAGGTGACAGAACATTCGCAGAGTGGACTGTTACTATCATGAATGATGAAGACTTCCTAATTCGCAATGCGATGGAAAACTGGATGGCTTCAATCAATGCACACGAAGGTAATACACGACAGTTGGCAACAGCGGCAAGTTCAGAGTATAAGTCACAAGCACAGATTACTCAGTACTCAAAAACTGGTGTACCATTGAGAACGTATAACTTTAATGGTCTGTTCCCAACAGCAGTTGCTTCAATTGCTATGGATTGGAACACTACGGACGATATTGAACGATTTGATGTGACATTCCAATACGATTGGTGGAACGTTGACGGTGGCATCACTGGCAACGGCGGCACTAACGCTTAATTGGGCGATAATTAGGGGGGAGAATGGTTCTCCCTCTTTATTAGAGGATTAACTATGGATTTATTTGGATTTGAAATAAAGCGGAAGAAGGATGAGAATGACAACATTCCATCTTTCGTTACTCCGCAAACTGACGACGGCGCTGTAAATATCGCCGCAACTGGTACTGGGATCAGTACTTTTTTGGACATGGACGGTACTGCAAAGTCAGAAGCAGAACTTGTCCAAAAGTATAGAACTATGTTACAGCAACCTGAGGTTTCTCAGGCAGTTGATGATGTAGTGAACGAAGCAATTTCAATCTCAAACGACCAAAAAGTCGTTGAGTGCGTTACAGATGATTTAGATCAGCCTGATAACATTAAGAAAAAGATTAGAGAAGAGTTCGACGGTGTACTTAAGTTACTAGACTTCTCTAACACTGGATACGAAACGTTTCAAAAGTGGTATGTTGACGGAAGAATCAACTATCATGTTATGATTGACGTTAAGGCGCCTAAGAAGGGCATTCAAGAATTAAGATATATTGATCCTCGCAAGCTTAGAAAAGTGCGTGAGTATAAAAACGAAAAGATTGGTGATAAAGATAACCAAGCGGTAGCAAAGAAGATTAAGAACGAATACTATATCTTCAGTGAAAAGGGATTCAATAATATCAGTGGTAGTAGGCCACAAAGTTTTGCAGATGGTAGTACACAGGGTGGAATGGCAGGTCTTAAGATTGCAAAAGACTCGATTGTAAACGCTAACTCTGGACTACTGAACGAGAACAGTACATTGGTTTTATCGCATCTACATAAAGCGTATAAGCCATTGAATCAATTGCGTATGATGGAAGACGCAGTTGTTATTTACAGAATTTCAAGAGCGCCTGAAAGACGTATTTTCTATATTGATGTAGGTAATCTGCCAAAAATGAAAGCAGAACAGTATCTACGTGATATGATGACTAAACATAAAAATCGCTTAGTTTATGATATGGCTACAGGTGACGTAAAAGATGACCGCAGGCATATGTCTATGACAGATGACTTTTGGTTACCTAGACGTGAAGGTGGTAGAGGGACAGAGATTACTACTCTACCGGGTGGACAGAATTTAGGCGAACTTGATGACGTAATGTATTTTCAGAAGCGTTTGATGAAAGCCTTAAACGTTCCCATTTCGAGAATGGAATCTGATGCAGGATTTTCTTTAGGAAGAGCGTCAGAGATTTCAAGAGATGAGATCAAGTTTAGTAAGTTTATTAGCAGACTAAGAGCAAGATTTGCTACTTTGTTTGATAAGATATTAGAAAAGCAGTTGATTTTGAAAGGAGTTATTGCTCCAGAAGATTGGGCTGCAATTCAATCTAATCTCCGTTATGACTTCATGAGTGATAATCACTTTGAAGAATTGAAAACAAGTGAGATTTTGAGAGAGCGACTAGGTTTACTTAGAGATATCGATGAGTATACCGGAAAGTACTATTCGACAGATTGGGTACGTAAGAACGTACTATATATGACAGAAGATGAAATTGAAAAGATGACTCAGGACATCAAAGATGAGGAAGAATCGACAGACGATGACGATGATTCTGATTCAGGAATCGATTTTGGAACAGAACATAAGATCGTATAGACCAGTTGTAATAAAATATAAATAAGATATATAAACGAGGAGATAGTAATGAGTGTGAAAGAATTAATTAAACATGCGATGGACAAGGACGCAACACAATTTCAGTCTAAGTTCCAAGACATTATGGCAGACAAAATGACATCTGCTATCGAAACAAAATATGCTGACATGTATGGTGCAGGCGAAGCAGTAGAAGTTGAAGAGCCAGTTTCAGAACCAGACGTAGAAGCAGTAACAGACCAAGAGTAAGGGGCAACAATGAAAAGCTTTAAGGAAATGCTTGCTGAGACTACAGACAAACCAAAGTCTCCAGATGAGCAGAATTTTTTAGACAAACATATCGTTGACAAGCGTGATCATCCTGTCGCACCTGATGACCAGTTCTCAGGTGAGATTAAAGGCAAGAAGAAAAAGAAGCGTGAGGCTGATCGTGAGGAAGGTCAAGATAAAGAAGTCTACGAAGAGATTGAAGCTGAAGAAGAAGTCATTGTTGAAGGTGTTCTTGAAGACTTAGCTAAAATCGTTAAAACAAAGTCTATCGGACAAGTAAAGTTTAAAGACGGCAAGAAGCAAAAGGTCGATCTTACTACCGCATCTATGATCCTATCAATGCATAAGCAATTGAATGGCTCAAACAAAAAGAAAGTTGACGGTATGTTAAACGATAGCAAAAAGTTTATGCAGATCGTTCAATTTGCGATGACTGCGGGGAAGAAATAATATGTCTCTATTAATCAAAGAAATCGTTGAAGACGTACACTACATCTCGGAAGACATTCTTAACGAAGAAGGCGAGAAGACAGGTAAGAACTATTTCATTGAAGGTGTCATTATGCAAGGTGACATTAAAAATAGAAATGGACGTATGTATCCAGCATCTACTCTTATTAAAGAGATGACCAGATATAATAAAAATTACGTTGAAGCAAAACGTGCATATGGAGAGTTGGGGCATCCAGCTGGACCCACAATCAATTTAGATCGTGTGTCACATATGTTTACAGAACTCAAGCAGGACGGATCCAACATCGTTGGACGTGCTAAAGTCATGGATACTCCAATGGGTAAGATCGTTAAAAGTCTTATCGATGAAGGTGCAAATCTTGGTATCTCATCACGTGGCATGGGTTCTATTAAGCAAAATAAAGATGGAGTTATGGAAGTGCAGGGCGACTTTATGTTAGCAACTGCTGGAGATATCGTTGCAGATCCATCAGCACCAGACGCATTCGTTAAGGGTGTTATGGAAGGCGTTGATTGGGTCTACGATGTAGCATCTTCTTCTTGGACAATGGCAAATGCATTTGATCAAATTGAAGAGGAAATCAAAGAGACGGCAAAAGTATCTACAAGAGAATTGGAGATTAGGGCTGCCGCTCTTTTTGAAAAATTTGTAAGTTCATTGTCAAAAACATGATTTTTATAAATATAATAGATAAACACCTACTATTAAAGGAGAAACCAAATGAGTGAAGAACTAGAGAAGAATCTAGACTTGGACGAAGCCAAAGCAACTGGTGAAGATTCTGTTGCGGCTGATCCTGTAACACCCGCTGGCGGCGCTGTAAAAAAGCGTAAAGGCGATGTTAAAAAGGCAGCTGATCCTAAAGCAGATAACATCGAAGACGATGTAAAAACACCACAAGGCTCAAATGACGAAGGACTGAAAGAAGCAGTCGAGCGTCTATTTGAAGGCACCGAATTGTCTGAAGATTTTAAAACACAAACAGTAGCTATCTTCGAAGCCGCTGTACAAGAGAAAGTGATCGCTGAAAAAGCCGCACTTGAAGAAAAGTTTGAAAGTGATCTGCAGGAGCAAGTTAATACTACTGTAGACGAGTTGGTAGAAAAGGTTGACCAATATCTAGACTACGTAGTAGAAAGCTGGATGGAAGACAACAAGGTTGAAGTCGAAAGCAACATTAAAGTTGAAGTCGCTGAATCACTGCTGACAAGTATCAAAGGTCTTGTTATTGAGCATAACATGGAAATCGATGATGAGCAAGTCGATGTAGTTGCCGATTTGGAAGCTAGACTCGAAGAGTCTAATTCTAAGTACAACGAAGTCGTTGAGCAAATGATTGAAATTCGTGAAGCGAAAGAAAAGGCTGATCTTGACATCGCATTCAAAACTATTTCTGAGGACTTAACAGACACTCAAGTCGAAAAATTGCGTGTTCTCTCAGAAGGCGTGTCTTATGAATCAGTAGAAGAGTTTACAACTAAGATGGAAGCTATTAAAACTTCTTACTTTGCTGAACAAGCTCCTGCTCCTGTGCAAGAAGACGAAACCGATCTTCTACAAGAAGAGACTGCGGAAGAAGCACAACCTGTTATTGACCCGTCGATGGCTCGTTATGCGGAATCGCTTGGCCGCTTTGCCGCAAAATAAATTTTTATAAATAATACTAAGTAAAATCTCAAAAAAGGAGAACCACAATGAGAAATGAAGAACTAATGCAAAAGTGGAAGCCGATTCTAGAGCATGGCGCTCTGCCCGGCATCCAAGATTCTCACAGAGCGGCCGTAACGGCAACTCTTTTGGAGAATACTGAAGA